ATTTTCACCTCTCTTCACACACCACACAGACCCTCCCACAGATTTGAGCATGTTCACTTCGTTGGGGAAACGAGTGTCTGGAATCACCCAATTGGTGGTGGGATTTTCTTGAATTTTCTTTTTGACCAAACTGACCCATATGCCATCATAGAATCCTTGTCTCATACATTCTGTGCCAAACACCTGTAGCACATATCTGGGTGTGATGTCTCTGCCCAACTCTTGAGTCCAAAATGAATCGGGTCGTTCACGCCAATCTCTGGATTGTGGAGTGACACCTTCTAACATTGCTCTGGGCCAATCAAACATTTCTGCTACAGCATCTTTGAGTTTGTCTGCGAATGATATCTTTTGAAAGTTGTGATTATTAATTAGATAATCAGCCACTGTGCCCTTGCCAGAACCGATGAGTCCACATATACCTATGATCATTAAAACAATTATACGAGATTTTTTTTGGTTTGTCTAGCCTATGACAAAAGAAATTGGAGTGCCACCTTCTGAATAATTGCCAATTTCTGATTCCAACTTTTGCATTTCGTTTTGAGCTTCTGATTTCAGTGTGTCACCATTCAGTGATCCGCCACCCTGTGGGCCAGCAATGGTTTGGAATTTTGAACGAGCTTCGCCCAGTGTGAACTTGGCAACTGCCAGGGTGTATTCTCTGATCCATGGTTTGGCATAGATGTCCTGTAATAATATAAAGTCTGGTCTGTAATTTGACTGTGAAATCAGCACAGTTTCTCGAGATCTCTGTCTTCGATGAATGCTCAATCGTCTTGTGGGTTGATCAAAATGAAAATTTATAAATCCGCCAAACATTCTTGCTACCAGTTCTTGATAGCCAGCAAACATATTATAAGTTGCTAGTCCACCGATTCTTCCTGTCTGTAGCAGATACACATTGGTATAGGCTAATTCGAATGGATCAAACACAGAACCGCCTTCAGATGATGAAGCGCCTCCTACAGTTCTTCTGTAGATTTGGTTTACTCTAATCACTTCTGATGGCATGGTGTACACAGTTTGATCTTGTTGAAGTTCTAAAAATCCATATGATTCTTCCACTGAATTTGACGATCTTTGGCGAAACTTGTCCACAGCTGATGTAAACGCCATTTCCAGATGTTTGGCATCAAGTTCTACTTCTACAATGCCATCACCCAAACGAGTTTTAACATAGTCAAATATTTCCTGTTTGGCTGTGATGGTGTCTTGATCCGTAATTGTGTTGTTGACTGTATCTACCATACACAGTATTTAAGCCAATAAATAGTTTATATGCCAAGATTATCTCTTTACAAACCTGAAAAAGGCAATGACTACAATTTCATGGATCGAGTGATTTCTGAAAGATTTCAAGTGGGTGGTACAGACGCTTACATACACAAATATGTAGGACCAGTTGATCAAGGCGAGACTAATGATGCCACACAGCCAAACAGAGATGCTGAAGACATTTTAGAAACCAGCATACAAGATCTGTTGTTTTTGGAAAACAGAGATCGTAAGTATGATCCTGATGTTTACAAAGGCAGAGTGATATACAATGTCCAAGACATTGATTTTGATCTATCACAGTTTGGTCTATTTCTACAAAATGATCAATTGTTTATGGTGTTTCATCTCAATGACACAGTGGACATGTTGGGTAGAAAAATCATGGCAGGTGATGTCATTGAATTGCCACATCTCAAAGATGATTTTTCATTGGATACCAGCGACACAGAAACTCTCAAAAGATATTATGTGGTTCAAGATGTAAACAGAGCTGCTGAAGGATTTTCTCAAACGTGGTGGCCTCATCTACTGAGAGTCAGAGTCAAAGGCATTGAAGATTCACAAGAATACAGAGACATACTTGGCGACAAAACAGAAAACACTGATCAAAAAACTAGAGACACTGATCTTGAAATCAATCAAGCTATAATTGATCAAGCTGAATCAGATGCTCCACTGTCAGGATACAACACCAAACAGTTACATGTGATGCCCACAGATGAAGAAGGCAGAATTGCATTGGTCACTGTGGACGAAGACATCAAAACAGACACTGGTCACATCAATGTTGATAAAGTATATGAAACACCTCAAGCCAATGGATACATTGAAGGTTACCTCACAGGTGATGGTATTCCAGCCAATGGCGAAACCTATGGTGCTGGCACAACATTTCCTTTACAACCGGTGGAAGGAATGTTTTGGTTAAGAACAGACTATTCACCAAACAGATTGTTTAGATATGATGGGAGAAGATTTGTGAAAATAGAAGACAATGTCAGAGTTACCATGACACAAACAGATACTCGTAACACTCAAAAAACTGGATTTATCAACAACACAAATACAACTGTGCTCAAAGACGGGTCGTCTACAACTCCTGAAAGAGTGGCACTCAGTAAGTTGTTGAAACCACAGGCGGACAATTAATGCAACATTTTTATGACGCCCAAATAAGAAGATACATTGTTCAGTTCATAAGAATGATGTCAAATTTTTCTTATGTCACAGGCAAAAACAGCAAAGGTGTAGCAGAAACACTTCAAGTGCCTGTGAAGTATGGAGACATGAGTCGACAGGTGGCACAGATCATCAAAAAAGGATCTGAAAACACACTTATAGCGGCTCCTCAAATATCATGTTACATTCAAGATCTTGTGTATGACAGAAACAGAATGCAAAATCCATACCACATAGATAAAAAACACATCAGAGAGCGAGAATATGACGAAGTCAGTCAGCAGTACACATCTGCTCCGGGTCAATCTCACACCATCGAAAGAATCATGCCCACACCATTTGAACTTACTTTTAAATCAGATATCTTTACCACAAACACAGATCAAAAATTACAGATACTCGAACAAATTTTAGTATTGTTTAATCCAGCACTTGAATTACAAACCACAGATAATTTTTTAGATTGGACTTCATTGAGTTTTGTAGAACTTACAAATGTAAACTTTACATCAAGAGCAATACCACAAGGAATTGCAGATGAAATTGATGTGGCTACATTAACATTTAGAACACCTATATGGTTGTCTCCACCAGCCAAACTCAAAAAACTAGGTGTGGTAGAAAAAATAGTTGCTTCTATTTTCAAAGACGACTCGGGAGATATTGACATAGATTCACTGTTGCCAAAAAATCTTATTTCAAAACAATCTTATACCCCAGGCGGATACGGACTGTTACTTTTGGGCAACAAAATCACTCTGTTAGGATCTACTTCGTCGGATGATACCACTCATGCTTCGAATAGAGAAAACAAAGTTTTTGAATCTCAAACACAGTATGGCAGTAAAATAAATTGGCTAAAATTAGAAGCCTTGTATTCACAAAAAATTCAAAACGGTCTATCACAAATCAAGTTACAGCAGTCTGCTACCACTGTGAATGGTGATGACATCATTGTGGAAGTTACAGGCACTGTGGCAATTGATCCACAGGATGAATTTACACTGTTGTTCACTGTGGATTCTGACACAGTGCCTACTAATACACTTGATCCAGTAGATGCAGTGATCAATCCTTTGACATTTAATCCTTCGTCGGCTGCCAATGGTACAAGATATTTGTTGACTGAAGATATTGGAAGCAATGAAACTGAACTAGCAAATAGATCTGTGTGGGGCGATGTTGTGGCTTCTGCTAATGATATTATTGAAAAAGAATCAGGTGTGTGGGTCAAAAGATTTGATGCTGATTTAGACGATTCTACTGTGGATTCCACCTATACAACTGTGCAATATGTTACAAATCTTACAACTGGTGTTCAGTACAAATGGACTGGATCAAATGGTTTTTGGGTGAAATCATACGAAGGATTTTATCAGCCAGGCTCTTGGTCTATCACATTTTAGAGTATAAAATAATACAATGAGTGAAATCACTGCTTCTGGTTGTTTGTTCTATGCTAAAGCAACCAAACGATTTCTTTTCCTCAATCGTCAACTCAAACAGCGAGGCACCTGGGGCATGGTTGGTGGCAAATCCACTGCCACAGAAACTCCATGGCAGGGACTACAGAGAGAAATTGTAGAAGAAATTGGATTTCAACCCACCATTCAAAAAACCATACCACTTGAGCTTTTTGTGAGCAAAGACACTCGCTTCAAGTTTCATACCTTTGTGTGTGTAGTAGAACAGGAATTTTCGCCCAAATTAAACGGGGAACACTCAGGATATGCCTGGGTGTCAATCAATGGATGGCCACTGCCTCTGCATGATGGTGTGAGAAAAACTCTTCAGAACAAATCCATTAAAACAAAACTACAAACTATACTTGATTTGATTGTTTAGAGTCTGCCAACCACAACTTCAATGATGCCTTGGCCTGAATCTGTGTGATCTTGAATGGCTTTGCCTATCACACAACCAATTTCGTATTGGTCTTTGTTCATCTTACAGGCTACACCCGGAGTGTTTGATGTGGTTACAAGATCGCCTTTTTTGATGACACCTTGTACTCGACATGGCACTCTGCCCTGTAGTGCTATGGCAGTGCCATTTGCTAGTTTGCTGTTCATGAGATATGCTGGTGCTGTGGAAACAACTCCTGCTGTTCTTGAATCATGGCTCACAGTGCTATGAGTGATTTCAGCATCTCCGCCAAATATCATCACAGTGCCGGGTTCATACTCAGCATCAGCTGAATACATTTCTGCCAAGTCAGCATACTGAGCTTCTGTGGCAGTACCTGTGAGTGTGTTTACTTGTAGATTGGCATACGATGAAATGGTTACATTGCCTGTGGTCTCACCATCTTCTGAGGTATTCACAAACGCAAATTCGTCGGCTGATTCATCCCACAGCATGGCCACATTGGTGTTGATGCCTCTGTCAAGAACTAACCCAATGTCTCTGTCACCAATTGAACCAGCATTTCTGTTTAGCACAATCAATGGATCTTCAATGGTGGTGTTTGTGGCATTCACAGTGGTTGATGTTCCGTTGACTGTCAAGTTGCCTGACACAATCAAATTGTCGTCCACAGTGACAGTGCCACCTGCTGAGTCAATGGTTAGATTGCCTGAAGCAGTGTCGATTTCGTTGTCACCGGTGATGCCCACCTGGATGTTACCTGCTGTGATACCGTTTGATGTGATGTTACCACCAGTTGAAATATTTGAAGAACCATCCAGTACCAATGCCTTGTTGGCAGTGCCAGTACCGTTGGTGATACCATCCAATTTTTCTAGATCAGTTTCGTTCATTGACGCTGAGCCAATAATAAATGATCCTGTGATGGTTACATCATTGATGCCTGTGATATTCGAAGAACCATCCAACACAACAGCTTTGTTAGCAGAAGCTGTGCCGTTGGTGATGCCATCAATTTTGGTGATGTCTGTTTCGTTTAGGTCAGCTGAACCAATTATAAAAGATCCAGTAGCAGTGACATCGCCTGTGTTAATATTAAGTGTGTTGAGTGTGGCCAATCCAAATGATGGATCTGCTCTGTCAATGGTGAGTTGATCTTCATTTTTAGAATATGTGGCAATCAGATACCATTCTGAGTTGGTAGCATCTCTGAACAGTCCCACATGGTTTGGCACTGTGGAATCGAATCCTGATGGATAGGTGTGTCCAAAGAATCCAATGTCCACAGCATCGGCTGAATTGTTTCGTGCCAACACAATTTGATTGTCTTCAATCTGTAGATTTGTGGTGTTCACAATGGTTTCTGTGCCATTGACTGTGAGGTTGCCGTCTATCTGTACATTTGAAGTAAATTGAGTTAGATTGGCTTCGACACGAATATTATCTGTGTCTGCATTAAGCACAAGATCTTCGTTGCCTTGTGTGCTGATTGTAACTGTGTTTAAGTTATTGGTTGTAATTGTTA